CATCGAGATTGTTGGTGTTGCCAATGCTGATCTGGCTCAGTGGATTATGGATAACCTTGAGTACACACAGTTGATTTTGGAGTTCTACACTCCGGGCATTCCTGACAGTGGTTGGGTTCATGTGTCTTACGACCCAAATAACCTGAAGAAGCAGGAATTGACTGCCACCAAGGTTGCGGGTAAGACCACCTACTTGAATGGTTTGGTGGCCTAATCGTCTAGGAAAAAGAGCAGGGCGACTACAGCTAGTAGCGTCACTGCTCCTCCCAATGCGAGTACAAGCAAGATGTTGATGACGTTACTCAGCACTCTTGACCTTCCATTCACGTTCATTACGCCCTGATTTTGACTTGACTGTGCGTCCTGTCAACTCAATTAAGTCCATATTGGACAACTCGTTTAAACGTCTTGCAACCTGATTTGAGTCTAAGCCGCTATGTTGGGCTATCCCATCCTTGCCAAGCGCACCATGAGCCTTTAAACAGTCCACAATGATGCCAAAGTGCTTGGAGGCCAAGTCCTTAGCTGAATCTGCTGCTTCAAAGCTGGTTATAGGGTCTGAAGCTCTTGCCCGACCAAAGATAGGCAAGTCAAAGAACTTCTTCACGCCACCACCAAAATGTATATCGTCTAATTTACTCATCATTCACTCCTGTTTAAAAAGGTGAGGTACTCGTAACACTGGTGCAATTGCCTTGCGTATCGAATGCCAGCATTACTTTCCCTCTTATTCAGTCAGACTCTAAAAAGGAATCGAATCGTCCAGATCATCAAAGCCATCTTTAGGCTTGGCCTTGGCTGGTGCTTGTCCTTGTTCTTCTTTAGGGCTGAGAGCCAGACCCATGAACTTGCCGTTCTTGCCTTCTTTAATCCATGCTGAGAGCCAGTATTCCTGACCATTCACACGAATATTTCCTTTGTAGTGAGGGTGTGATTCTTTTTCACGTTTATCGTTCTTGAACATCACGCCACTATTATCACGCTGATTAGTATCCATTTAACACTCCTTGATATGCTGAAAACTCTTTGTGCAACTTGTTTGTTGCTTCTATTGCTACTAACTCTGCCAATTCTTTATCTTCATAGTATCCAAAACTATGACACTTGGAATTGACTCTCAATTGAACAAACCATTTTTTATCTCTTTTATGCCACATCACTCCTTTTGTTCCACTTGTATTTCGTGTGCTAATTTTTTGATTCATGCAATTCTGAGAAAGAGTTGCACCCCTTAAATTTTCTATCTTGTTGTTAGTTTTATTTCCATCAATGTGATCTACAAAATCAGGCAAATAACCATGATGGTATAAAAAAATTATTCGATGCGCCTTCTGAAATTTACAGTCAACACGAACCCTGTGGTATCCAGTACGTTTATCAAGAGTTCCTGCGGGTTGACCAATTTTTACGCAACGTGCTGTTTTGATCTTCCAATACAAAACACCATCTAAATAATCAAAATACTCACGAATTTTTTGCTGTTCCATATTTACACCTTAATTTCATTGAGTTTTTTAACTTTGTCGTCCACTTCCGCAAGAAACTGGATAACCTCTTTTTCGAGTTCTGCAATGTACAAGTCATTGCGCTCGATTCTTTTGATGAACAACTGAAGATGTCTAGGCATTCGTGGGTGGAAACTCACAAAGTCGCACCAACTTCTATCTGCACATCGCATCTGCCACTGCATCTGGTCAAAATACTTCTTGGATGGTTCTTCACCAAGAATGGTGTCGATATGGGTGGCAGTGTTAGGACACTTAATTTCTAGGCATCCATCGTCACCCACCAAGCCATCAGGAGAGGCGGCAGACATAGGAATACTAGGATGGTCAATAGCACCTACCTGATCGACCATATTGCCTGTTTTAGCCTCGTATGCGGCTCTGGCAAATGGCTCATTCTCGATGCCATGCTCCATCGCAGCATTTGAGTAGGATTCAGCAACAGTCTGAGTCATGCGTTCCACGACCAACTGAGCCATGTAGTTAGCTCTACTGGTGCTGTAACCTGTCTTTGACTTAGCAACAATGTCAGAGATACGAGAAGCAGTGGCCTTCCCCAGTCTTTGTTGATGCCATTCTGGTGAACCCTGTACGATTTCAGTCATGCTTCTCTCTCTTTCAACATTGCGTCTGCCATTTCATAAGCAAGACCCGCCCAATTGGAATACGAAGCGACTTCACCTCTTGTTGCACATCCAGTGATTGACGCTTGCATAGCCTTTGCCGCAAAGTAATCACGCAAACTCATTTCTGAGTAAATTGGATTTTTTTTATCAGCAGTACGCTTTGCATCTTGCTTTACTGATTCAAATGTGTGATAAGTCATTTCAATGCCCCTTTACGCTTTTCCTTGGCATCAATCACTTTCTTTTGCCAGCCCTTATCAGAACCGCAAGCAGAGTAAGCAGCAGTGTAGACATTCTTGAGTTCTTCCATGTTGGATGCCGCATCAATAGCCGCTAAGTGGTCAATCATTGTGTTTACATCAATGTCAGAGCCAGATTCACCTTCAGGCAAGTCTTCTCCAGCATAGATGTACAAGCCCAAGCCATGCAGAGACAAAGCCTTAGTCATGCACCGCATGATGGCAGTGTTGACAGCAAATGCGTCTGGATTCAGGATTGCTTTGTTACGAAAGTCCATCACTGGCAGTTGGCAAGTCATTGGTTTGCCAAACATAGTGACTGTGACGAACACCATTGCTGTGCCGTTGATGTCCATGAAGCACTTGTCACCAAACATCTCGACTTTGTAGACAGCTTCTGGGTCTGCCTTTAGTGCTTCAGCCCATGCCCATGCCCACGAAAGGTAGGTAAGGTTGGCCTTCTTCTCTGTATGTTCATTTACGTTCTTGTTGAGCAACATTAACACTTGTTCTTGATTCATCATTCACTCCTATATACGCCATCTAAAATATCTTTTGTTTCTTGAGCAACCATCCACATTGCTAGATGTGTCAGGTCGGCATGGATTTGGGCTATGTCGTTACTGTATCCTTCGTATTTTTTGTGAAGGCACTTGTCCGACAACTTCTTCGTGTTCTGCTCGATTCGTATGAGCAGTGGTGCATAGTCGATCATCATTAACTCCTGTTTGTTTAAACTTCTTCCACGTTTCCGCAACATTGGTTTGTGCGGCATTCACATACCCGAATTCTGGGTTGGTGATCGGTTTGGATGGCAGCGCAACGCTTTGGTATTTCCCAACGTATGCCATCTTTTTAGCCTTCTTTTCGCGCAATTTCTGCCGCGATTTCATGTTGACTATCGGTGTCCAAATCTGAAAATAGGACAAAGTGGTTTTCACCGCAACAAGACACGACTCCCATGCGTGGCTCAATGCAATAAGCACAGTATTCTTCATTTGAGTGTTCCTCAATAATTCTTTCAAGGTTGAGCTTGGTTTTCATTACTGGCCTCGCTTGTGGTAGGGATTGATTGTAGGGATTGCACCTTGTTCTTGTTTGATTTGCTCTTGCAGTCTCTCCATGCGATAGAAGCGCCACAAGTTGAGTTCTTCCTCGTCATCAACCCAAGGTGTTGTGGGCAGTTCTAGGGAGATTTCAGCCATACGCTGTGCTTTGAGTTCGACTCTGGCTCGCACCATGTCTGCAACATCTGCCCAAGCATTGCAAAGGATGGCTTCAAGGATGGCTTTGCTATCGCAAATTGCATCTGCTACATCATCTGGCGTGAAGTCTTGCAGTGCTGCCCATGTCTCGTGTTTCATATCAATCATCATTCACTCCTGTTAAAAAACCTATCAATGCGTGATTCTGTCAGACATTATTGTAATTGACCATAGGGATTTCCCTAGTGCAGTTGTGTATTTCAGACAGTCGTTTGTTAGTGAACACTTTCCCGCATTTCAAGCACAGCCATGCAATTCCTTGGTCAACAGTGGTTTGTCTGTTGCCGTGGAGTCCTTTTGTGCGACCATAAAAAGTGCGGATTTGTTGAATCAACTGTTTCTCTCCTTGAGTGCATCAATACAGCTATCTGAATTAAATTTCACGATTGCCCAAGGGTCGATTGCAAAATGCAATTCTGTTTGTGTCATAAGTTTCTTTATTCGTGTATTGCCAATCCACATTTCAATTCCCGCAAAACCCACAGGCTCTTGCTCTGTGCGCTGTGGTGGTGTGCAAGTGTGAATGTCGTTTGTGCGTTTGCCGCATCGTGGGCAGAAGTTACGTTCTTGGCTTTCCAAATCTGCAATGGCTTGGCATAGGGATGCGATAGACTTTATTGCTTTGCAGCTTTCAGAGTGCGGATTGTAAGAAAGCACATCGCAACAAGCCCTGCGCCCAATGTCATCTTGTTCATTGTCGTACTTGATAACGTCTACAAAATCTTCCAACGCCTCAAGCCATTGTTTCATTGCTTCAATCATGCTTGTTCTCCTTTCTCTAATAGAAGCACTTCATGCCATGTTTTGCAATTTATTGCTCTGTCAAAAGTAATTAGTGATCGAGTTTTAAAAGAAACATTTTTGTGTTCTTTCCAAAACATATACCATCCCTCAGAAACATAAAGAGCAGCAAGCAGTTTTTCAACATGAGTCATGCTTGCTCTCCTCTGGCTCTGATGGCTTTGGCTTCCATGTCGCGCACCGCATCCATTAATTCGTTTGCTCCTGTTTTACGAGACTCAAGTAACTTTGCACAGGCTTCACGTTCGGAGGCTGTCGCTTTGGCGGCTACCAATGCGGCAAATTCTTCTGTAGCTTTTTGCCATTCAGGATGTTGAATTGGGTAACCAACTTGTCTAGCCATCTCAATGATTTCATCTTGTGTCATGCTTCCCTCGCTCTCTCCGCACCAGTTACAACTGCCCT